TCCCAATTATTCTGCTTAACTATTGTAGGTAAGCTATACCCCGTATCAAAAGCTAAAGCTAAAGTTCCACTTGAAGTAACAGGACTTCCTGAAACTGCAAAACCCGTAGGTACAGATAAGCCAACACTTGTTACAGTTCCACCCGTTAATTGACTTACTAAAGCTAAAGTTCCCGTTGCTCCTGGAAGCGTATAAGTATAAGTTCCGTTTGTTAATGTGCTATCAAATCTAACTTGATTAAAAAACCTTGTAACACCTGAGTTGCTAAACTCCGCATTACCATTTGTTAATATTTTCAAGCCGTCAAATACGCCTGCGTTTTGGTAACCTATCGCACTAAATACAGGGTCTACAATTATTCTACCTGAAGTATAGCCACCAGCAGAACCATATATGCTAAATTGCTGCCCGTTAATATCTACAAAGTTTGTAGTAGAACTTAATACCAAAGGTAAGTAAGTAGTAGCTGCTGCCGATGTAGTTAAGTAAGTAGAGTTATCATAAGTTATTGTCGTACCTGATGCTTTTACAAACCCTGTTCCGTTTAATTGTGCTTGTGGAGTATATCCTAAAATAGTCGCTATGCTCTTGTTTTTCCAAAGGCTTGTTGATGCTTCCCAAAATAACCCGTCATTGTTTGTAGGTGTCTGAGCAGCTACGTTGTGTAGTTCGTCTAACTCGTAGCCGTTTTGTATCTTAATCTCAACAACACCTTGTGTCGGGTGCGCCCTTACAACAACTCCAATATATACTAAGTGATTAGGTGCATATTGTTTTGTACTTGTCCAAGTACCTGCCGTTGTAGAACTCAAATAAAGTTGCGTTCCGTTTGTGTAAGCCTGAGTATCTAAATCTGTCAATCGACCTGCAACAACAACATAACCATTATTCATATTAGTTATGTCAGCTTGTACTACTCCGTATGTTTGAGCCGAAGTTGCATCTGCACTTGCAAGAGCCTTGCTTACTGTTGGTAAGTTACCTTGACCACCAGAGATGTAAACAATCGTTCCTTTAGTTAAAGTTGCTCCTGTGTTGTTGTAAATCTCAGTAACTAAGTTTTGTGCTTGACTGATAATAGACGGGAAGGTTGCAAGAGTTCCATCGCCTCTTACATATTGAGAAGTAGTACCTGCAAAAGCAAAAGCTAAAGTTCCAGATGTAGTTACAGGACTTCCTGTAATACCTATTGCATTTCCCGTAATTGATGCAGCTACGCTTGTTACAGTACCCACCGCACCACTTGAACGCTGCCAAATAGTTCCGCTATAAATCACATAATCGGCCACCGCAAAAGTAATAGGACCAGCACCGAAGTTTACAGTTCCTGCTACGTTACAAATATAAACATCTCCCGTGTCTCCCGTTCCGTTTGCAAGTGTAGGGGTGTTTGTCGATGCGTTCCAAGTTCCTTTGTATTCCATAATAGAACTCGGTAGTTGGCTAATAGGTACTTTACCTTGACTATCCAAAGAAGCATAACCATTAGCGTTGCCCTTCTCACTTCTTAATTGATATGTGTCTAATAACGCTTGAGAAGGGAAAACTTCTACATAAGCACTACCGCTCCATAAATAAAGTTTCTTTGTGTCTTTAGCACAATATATAACATTAATATCGCCCACCGCAGGAAACCCTGCAAGGTTAGTATAAAACGAAACCGCACCGCTAAATATCGCACCTAATTGAGCAAGTGTAATCTTCTTACTTACTCCTGTTGTTGGGTCGCCTATAATAGTTAAATCGGTGCTAACTGGTGCTAACTCGGTCGCTAATTGGTTAATCTTTTTGCCTATCATTATGAATAATTATATATAGATGGCACTGCGCATCTGTCGTTTAAGTAAGGTAATTCCATTGTAATATCTATCTTAACTCCTGCAAGATAGTCAGGGTCGCTCTCGGTAAAGTAAGTCAAAGGAGCGGTATCGCCAATATCCCAAATTGCTTTAGGATAACGTAACTGCGCCACTATGTCTTGACCTACTAAAGTCATATCGCTTAGTACTTCGGTTTCGTTTGTTTCTTCCATTAACATTCTGTCCATAAAATAAAGGCTAAAATTATAGGTAATATTTTTAGCGTTTATAGTCGCACCCGTTAAAGTGTAGAACATAGCAGGGTAAGTAACCTCGCCATTAGACAAACGTTCCCACACATCTCCGAAGTAAACAAAGTTAATTTGTTCGTGGTCGTTTCCGAGTGTCGTTATTTGTTTGACGATTTGGTTTAAGCTCAGGCTCATTCTTAATTTTTTCTAAATAAACACGAAGTTTATTTTGGTTTTTAATTGTTGTTACTTTACTCATAATTAGCAATCACTACAACCTCTATTCCCTTGATAAAGTTCCTCGAAGCTTTTACCTGCGCAGCAATCAAAATCTCCTAACCAAATGCTCGTTGTGTAAGCATCGTTCTCAGGGTGTATTGCATCAATGCCACTTCCAGGGTTCAAGTACTCAGGATAAAGTGTAGAATATTCTTTTAGGTATTTAATCATTCTTTGCTTGTAGAACTCCGCACGAGCCTTGTATCTATTCGCCACGTCAATCATATCTTGCATCGAAGGTGCTTCCGTATTCTCTCCCGTTTTTCTTAGCAGTCCTTTATTGTAATATTGGAAAGATAAGCCAATAGGCATTTCACTAAGTACATAATGCACTAAAGTATCTGCTATGTATTGGTCTAATAAGATAACCTCGTTAGCGTTTAAGTTATTCGAAGTGATACCTGCTTGTAAGCGATTATATAAAGCACTACCTAAAGCCGGTAAGATATAAATATCTTGTGCAGTTTTAATCTCAGGTAATACAAGCTTCTCGTCTACGTTAGCGTGTAAGCCACTTCTGTCCTTAATGTTTTGAACAGATATAAATAATGTGTTTAAGCTCATTTCTATTTTCTTTTAACTATATTTGATACCCACCTATGTCTGCAACTTTCTGATATTTTACCATCATTATTCCACCAACCGCCTCGTCTATCCCATACAGAATAACCAAGTCTTGCACTCATACTTTCAATGTCGCTTCTGGTATAAAACTTATTAGCTTCTAATAAATACTTGCAGAATGGTCTACTTGAAGTAATTAATGGATTGTCTTTTGCTTTTCCACTTCTATCCAATTCAGGTATCCACTCGTAAGAATATCTAATTAATATCTGCGTAGTTTGTGGCTTCATAGCTTCAACTATATCTCCAATAGGCGCAGTTAGTTGCCTTTCTACAATAACGTTTTGGTCTATTCCTTTGCCTTGCTTTACTTCGCTTGTTTTAATAAACCCCTTCTCAATTAAAGAATCAATAACACGCTTAACCGCACCTATATCTTCTTTTAATGTGTCAGCAATTACTTCTGGAGTGATACGCTTATCTTTAGCAATCAAGTCCAAGATGTTTGATTGTAATTGCGTTACATCAGCAAACATTTGAAAGTCGGTATCGTCGCTAAATCTTGTCTTACTTTTAAGCACATCATAAGCTTGTCTATCTTCTCCGAACTCAAAGAAAACACCAAAGTCCTGCTCGTTAAATTGTGCCTCTTCGCTACCTAACCAAGTCGCTACTTCCTCGTCACTTAAAGCATATCCACCCTTAAGCATTGAACTTGCTTGTTCTCTTGTTATCTTACCTCTATTAAAATCTCTAATGATACGCTGCATATTTTGCCACTCACGACCTTTTAAGCCTTTAATATGCTCATTCACACTTAAAGGACTTGCTGCCATTGGCTGCTCAGTTGCAGTAGGTATGCCGTATTGTGTTGGGTCAATACCAAGCTTCTCTAATATCCATTCTTTAGGTGCTACTTCTTTAATGATGTTTTCGCTAAAGTCAATACCGATAGGGTCTACCGGTTGCAGCTTAAGTTCAACTTGAACTCCTGCATATTTACCAAGCATATTAAATACACCTTCAATTTGCATTTGCTTGTAGCGTACATAAGTATTATTAAATATCTCGTAGCTATCACGCATTTGTTGGCGATTACCTAATTGACCTGGCATAGCAATACCGAACAAGTCAGGACTTGTAATTTGGTGTCCGCTAAATATGTTAGTTTGAATTAACTCATCTACACGACTAAAGTCCTCTTTAGTTAAATCACTCGCACCTAAATCATCAACAATAGGCTTTCTTGTTACATCATTTACAAAAGCAAGTAAATACTTCTTGCCATCTGCACCTGTGTACATATTATCAAACTGTCTGCTTACTGCACGTTTCTCGTCAGGACTTGGCTCTCCGTTTGGTAAAGTAATAAGCTTACTTGCAGAAAACCCTGTTTGAGCATTACCTAAAACGTGCTTACTTACTTCTACATCACTTTCGATATAATTAAGCGCACCAAAATAACCAGGAAGGCTATAAACGTTCATTCCAGGGCGATACTCTTTTACATAAAGTATTTGAACTCCTTGTGGGTTATTAGGGTTAAAAGCGTTGTAAATCTCAGGCTTATCCTTTCTATCCTTCCAATCTTCTTTGTACCAAAACTGAGTATTGTCTTTGTTAGTTCTAATCTTTGTATAATCACAATGCCACAATTCAGCTACTTGACCACCCATTACACTCCAAATAACTTGGATATAAGCACCACCAAATAGTTCTAAATCTAAAGCAACCTTTTTTGTTAAATCATTTAAAGTTTCGTCTCTATTAACTTGTTTAACAATAGCCTCTTCTCCTGCCCAACCATTGCCAACAATGTAGTTCACTTTGCCTTTAATAATAGCATTGTGCTTTGCTGACTTGTTAAATAGGTCTAATAGGTACTGCGGATAGTCATTGTTTTGACCATACTGCATATACCCTTCGCCTTTTTTCTCTTTATATTCTGGTTGCTTTGCTTCCGCAAATGTCAATACTTGTATTTCCATTATTGTCTAATTGTGAATGTGCTTGTTGTTTCGTATTCCGTAAATGATATAGTTGTTCCTGAAAGCTCCATAATGCCACTTTCGAGCAAGTTTAAGCCTGTCGGGTTTGTGTTGGTAGTACTTGCTTGTTCGTAGATTGTGTAGGTATACTGCCCGTTTAAAGCCGTATTAAAGTAACTATTTACTACTATGCTAAACTCATTGAACCTATCTTTATATGCGCTAATGTCAGTAGCATTAAGCTTAACGAATTTTATCTCAGTATTGGTGCTTCTATTCTCAAATACGAATAAATAGTTCGGACTTGTAAGAAGTTGCTTTTCAGTCAAAGTAAGTATAATATTTTGGGTTTGCCCCTTAGTTAATCTTATCACAAGTATAAATATAAAGTATAGCGATTGTTTGCAAAATAAAAAACCCCCGCCAAATTAATGACGAGGGCATCTATATACAAAACCAAAACAACCTACTAACCGGCAGTTGTAAGCGCACCTGCAACAGTAGAGTTTACCTCTGGAGCAAGAGCCGCTTCTGCACCTGTGAAGGTTAAAGTGTAACCACTTCTGTCGCCTTCTGCCGTACCTGTACCTGCGCTACCGCCTGTAAGGTCTAAGCCTCTTGTTTTACCTAAGTACCAGTATTTGCCATTGTTATCTTTAGCAACTGCTACAAGTCTGTTTTGAGCCAATAACAAGATTTCATTTCTTGTGTTAGCTTGAAGTTTATTTAATATGATAGTAAGTTCAGGAGCATAAAACACAGTTCCGTTTTGGATATTTGCATTTACGTTCTCAACAAACTGAGATGTTCCTCTTACAAGTTCATACTTGTAGAACTTCTTACCGGTAGCTTTTACTAAAGCGGTAATAACACCACTTGCTTCGGTAGTTGAAGTAACATCTCCTGCTGCCATAAAATAAACCTCAGTAATACCACCTAAACTGTCTTTGCAGTCTAAAGTGTAATTTTGGGTTAAAGCACAAGCCATTGTTGTTGAATTTAATTAGTTTGAAAAAAGTGGGTAGGTATATTTCAACCTACCCTATAAATTATGCAAGGATAAACTTCACAACTTCGTCAGGGAAGGCAATGTTTACACCAATCTTAAACTGAGATACGAAACGTACTTGGTCAGCTTCTTTAGCATAGAAAATTTCAAACTTCTCTTCTTCGTTCAATAAGTCAGTACCTAAGAACATATTGCTTAAACGCATAGCGTAAACTTTGTTAGTTCCGTTAAGACCTGCAACTGCTACAACTTTGATTGTAGTACCAGGAAGTACAAACTCGCTATCAGCTTTTACATCAACGCTATAAGAGAAGCTATTAGCATTCTTAAGAGCGATTGTGTAAGTACGGAATAAATCTTGACCACAGAAGATAGTCATATCATCAGCAGCTACTACTTTAGCAGGAATTGCTTGGTAAACACCATCAAAGATAGAGATTACGTTAGCAGCAGTAATAGAGCTTAAAGGAGCGCCAGAGATATAAGTTGAAGCGTTAGCAGCAACAACACCTGAAGCAGCGCCTATTAATTTTACAAACCCGTCAAATTTGTTAAGGTTAACATTGCTTGAGCTAGTATCGCCAGTCCATAGCGCAGTCTCTAATTGAGCAGCAATAGTCTTAGCTTTCTTATCGCTATACTCTTGCTCAAAAGGAATAGAGTCGTAGCTTGAACCAGTAGGTAAAGCTTTTTGTAAATACTTAGCTTCAAGGTCTTTAGGACAAAGAGCTTCGTTTACTTTGATTTTACCAGGAGTTACAGTTCTTTGAGTGAAAGTTGTAGCACCAGAAGCATTAAAGCCACAAGCAGAACCATCTTGGAAGATAGCATCTGTGTCCATAATGTTGATTTTCTCGGCAGATTTTACACCTACCATAACGTTACCTGCGCTCTTAATAAGAGAAGCAGTTTTTGCACCTAATACAGATGAAGTTACAAGTAGAGCTTCGTTTTCCTTTGTATAGTTGCTTAATGCAGATACATCAAATCCCATTTTATTTTATTTTTATTTGTTTAATAAAGCGTTTCTAAATTTCTCAATTCTTTCGTACTTCATATCCTTTGTAGTAACGTTAGAACTAAAGTTGTTTTTTGGTTGCGCAATAGGTTCATTAGCAGGAGTCTTTGTAAGTGCTTCTATAAGTTCAGCTACTTGAGCAAAGCCATTCTTTACCTTTGTTTCTAATTGTGCTACTTGTGATTTTAGATTTTCGTTTTCACTAACTAAAGCAGCGATTTCGTCTGCCATTTGTTGGTCTAACTTCTTACCAATTTCAGCAGGTGCTTCCGCAGGTGCTTCTTCTGGCATAAGGTCTTCTTTAGGAGAAGAAATTTCAATAATCTTACCTAATTCGTCTACTTGAATTGTAGTGCCGTCTGCTAATTGGTGTTCGCCCATTGGAGCAGGACTTCCGTCTGCTAATGTAACATCGCCACCGATAGCAAGTTCGCTAATCATAACCTTTGTTCCGTCCATAAGGCTATATTCTGCGAATGTAACAGGTACTTCTTGAGCAGGTGCTTCAGCAGGAGCAGGTGCTTCTACTTGTGGCATATCCTCAAACAATGCCCTAATTTGCATAATTGCATCTTTTGCGTTCATCATTCTTTTTGTTTAAATATTAATAAAAGATTTTGTTTATCATTTAACCTTCTGCAATATTTCCTTTATTGCATTCATAAGTTCTTGCTCTTTGCTCATTTGTGTTTTGTAGGTAAATAACCCTTCTACACTAAAGCCTTTAAATTTACCATCTTTAACATCATTCCACACTTGCGGATTGTCTACTTTGAACGAACCAAACCAAGACCCGTCAGGTGCATCTTCAAACCCTTTCATTGGTTGTATGCCTCTACTTGCATCTGTAATAAAGCTTTCAAACATAGTAACGCCTTCTACTTGTTGGTCAGGAGAGTGCATCAAGTTTACGTTTGATTGGTAGCCTCTTTTGAAAAACTTTTGAGCAATCTTAAAAATAGTATCTTTAGAGAACACCACATAATAATCGCCATAAGTAGCATCACTGCGAAAAATAGGTACGTCAGCAAGCATAAGAGGTCCAGAAATAATTCGCTTATCTTCGCTAACCACTTCAAAGCGTTGTTGGTTTTTAAAGGCATTCCAATTCTTTTGTATAGCAGGTCTGTCTACGAGTGCCACGTAATCCACTTCGGCATCGTCATTCATATCCTCGCTAATGTCTAATAAATAAACAGGTAAGTCCATATTCGTAAATATTAAGTGTTTTAAATTGTTATCATTTAACCAAACCTTGCTCTTTGCTGAATAGCTGCAATTCTTTGTTGGTTACTCGTTACATCGCTCTCTACAACATAGCTTCTAATAGCTTGGTTGCCTATTGCGTTAATTGTCTGGCTGCTTAAAGTTGTTGCTTGTGGTTGTGGGGGTTGTAAAGGTGCTGCTGCTGAAACGCTTGGTGCTGCTCCCCCTGAAGAACCACCTACTGCTCCACCTGCTGCGCCACCGCCTTTAAACTTAGCAATAGTTGTACCTGCAATTGAAGCAATACCAATACCTGCTCTAATTTTTGCAACCAAGGCTTGTTTAGTTGCTATTGCAAC